GCCCACCATGCTACAGCAACAAGAGCAAGTGTAGCAAGTAATCTACCACTACCACTACCAGTTGGAACAACACGATAATCTACGTGTTGACCTTCTTTTAATCGAATATCAGACCATTGTTCTTTCGCAATTGGATAACCATCAAGAAAAAGAATATGATTATTAAAAATCTTAGAATTAATACCATATTTAGTTTGAAGTGAATCTACAATTTCTTGTAAAGTCTGACCGGGAGATGCAATCAAATCTAATCGAGCTGTTTTTAATGGATGCATTGCTGCATGAATGTAAGCTTCAACTGGATTATTATATTTATAGAAACCAGCAATTCTTTTTCTCCATTGATTGGAGTTCAACTTTTCAATTGTTACTCCTACACCTTCTTTGGAGTGCAAGAATCTATTTTCATCAATTACAATACCTACGTGTGATTCTGCACCATTGATTCTAAATAATACAACATCTCCTACTGTATAATCTTCAGATAAATACCAGTTTTCATTATTGTTTGAAATTACTTCTTCATTTTGTTTAAAGTTATCTGAAGAATAATATTCTTGGGATAAACTTGGTAGATCAATACTTTTCTCGTCTTTATAAACAAGACGTACTAATCCCCAACAATCTAAACCATCAGTATCTCTACCATGTAATTTGTAAGGAATACCTACATATTTGTTCCACCAATTTTTCATTAAAATAATCCCGGAAAAGAGCTAGGTAAAAAGGCATGACAAGGAAAAGGTTCAGTTTCTAGACCATCCATGACTAATTGACCTGTTAAAGAATCCTTAGTATAAGAAACACTTGCTAACTTCAATCCTGAAAAATCAGCTTCTACTGTATTCGGAGAATCACTAGATACCAATTCAATCAATACAGAAGGTGGTGCATTTAAGTTTCTTAAACTAGGTAGTACAATTTTTGTAACATCAAAGACAGTAATGTTTGCTCTTGGCAATGCACCTGTCTCTTCGTTTGGTAGTGAAATCTGCATTGGTAAAAATTGAAAATTTAAACCTCTACTGACTACACCGTATGTTTCGGTATCTGCTGTTTCGCTTATTCTCTGTAAATAATTATCACACAATCTGATAGGGGTTGTGATACCCCCACCAGATAATGTCAATAAGATAATTAGAGTGGAGTCGCTTTCCTGAGACAATACAGCCTTTAAAGCTGCAGGACTTATTGTTCTACTCAAGGTAAAATCTCCACAGTTAAAGATATTTTCCAATAACCAACTGATAAATAAGCTATATTATATAACTGACCATCACCAGATGGAATGATCCGAACTTCTACTGTTTCATTTAAACGAGGATGTGTAAATCCAAATCTAGCAGTACCTTTAAGTGTTGTCTTTACAAAATCCTCAAAAGTTACTACTTGAGCATCTTTCATATCAAATGTTAAAGATAACGTTTGAGGTCTATTGCCAATCTTTCTTTGTTTAGCTGGACCCGCATCCATTGGCGATCTAACAATAAGTACGCCACCAGTCTCAGAATAATCCGTATTGGGCTTCTGTGGTAGACTGACAGGCCATACATAACTATATGCCATATTATCTCCTTACAATTTGGTTTTTAGAACCAGTATTATTCATAATTGTTTGATTAATGCCACTACCTTTTCTATTTACTTCAGCAGCAATCATATCACCAATCGTAACTTCAATTCTTCTGTTACCACGACTATCAGTAGTCTCTTTTGCACTAGCAGTTGAAGAACCATTGTTGTTCACAACGACTTGCACATTTGAAGAACTACCTGCAGCGGTAACACCTAGAGAACCATCAGCACCTCTACGTAGTGGCATAATAGCTTCAGGACCAGCTTCACCCATTAGACCAGTACCTTTGGCAAACTTAAACATTGTAGGACTATCTACGATGCTGTTTGTGAATGTACCACCCTGAGCAAATGCTTTAACACCGTTATCATAAGCACCACCCAATGCAAGCTTTCCGGCAAATGCATAGTTAGCACCAACAGAGGTATCTCCAATAGGAACAATTGGTGTTGTATTTCCAGTGGGTGTTGATAGACCCATCATCTGAAAAATACCAGCAGCACCACCCATACCTTCATACATTGCCATTGTTTGTTTTCTAAGTTCAAAACGAAGTAAATCAGTGAGCATTGAATTAATCAATCCTTTAAAATTTACTTTACCTGTTTGAGCAAACATTACAATTGCGTCAGCCATACCTGAGAACATTTTCTCGAATGCGTCACCATAGGCATTTAAACGCTGTGTTGCCATATCTTGATATTTTACAACAGCATCATATCCAGCTTTTTCAACAGATTCTCTTGATTTTTTCTTAGCAGCATCTAGTGCCATTTGAGCATTATCTACAGCAGCGGAAGCTTTAATAAAATCAGGATTATCTTTACTCATTCCAGAAGCAGTCATTTTAGCTAATGCTAATCCAGCTTTTAGCGCCATTTGTTCTAAATCAGAAAGCTTATCAATGTGACTTTGTTCCATTGCAATTTGAGCTTTTACTCGTTCAGCTTCTGCACCATATAAACCAGCGATGCGTTTTTCCAAATCTGTAGTCAATACACGTTTTGCAATAATATCATCTTGTGTTTTAATAAAATCTTTAGAACCATCAACTAATTTTTTAGTTTCTTCTCCGAGTTTTGCAATAGACTTAGATTGTTGTTCAGCAGAACCATCTTTTAAAACTTCTGTATTTGTTTTAACACCCTCAGTTAAATCCGAATATGCTTGATTTACAGAATTAATAGCAGCTACTCTCTGTTCTTCCAAACGTTTAACATCATCTGATGTTTTAGTCCTAGACATTTCTTTAGCAGCAATATCATTAATTGCTTTGATCTGAATATCTTTAGCAGCAGAAAGAGATTTTAAATAATTAGAATTTATATCAGTTTTTTGTTTATTTTGATCTTGAATCAATCTAGATTCTTCACTTAGATATGTACCTAAATCAATAAGACCTAAATCATAATTAACCTTATTAATTGCTAGTAATTTTTTAGATTCTGAATCAATTTCTTTATTTGAATCTTTATATTCTTCTTTTAATGTCTTTAAATATAAATCTTCAGGTACTTTAAATTGAGCAGAACCTTGTTCTTTCAATGTTTTTTCAAATGCTGAAACACCTTTTACATTTTTTGCTTTTGTAATAGCTAATTCTTTTTCCGCTTTAATCTGATTTTGGATTCCTTCAATTTCTGCTTTTTTAACTTGAATAGAATTTTTACGATATTGATCTGTCATAAAGCCAGCACCAGATTCTAAATCAGCAAGTTCTTTTTGTGCTTCAATTAGTTTTTTAGCATTTGGTAAGGCACGACCCCAATTTAAAATACTATTCCAAATATCAGATGCCACTTCTGCAATACCAGCAAAGAAACCTTCGATATAACCACGATCTTCTTTAATTATATTTGAAGCATCACGTAAAGCTTTTGCATATGCCTCTGTAGCAACTTTAGCAGCTTCTGTGTGCTTTCCTGCACGTTCTAACTGTTGAATATGCTTTAAAACATCAACATTAATTGTACCTAATTCTTTAGCAAACGGGATCAACCCTTCCAAAGGTTTCTCTGATATTTTACTAAAGTTTTTAGCAAGAGTATCAGCACTAATACCAGTAACTTTACTAACGTTAACAATCGTAGAAGCTACAGTTTTTAAATTATCAGAACTAATTCCACCTGCTTTAGCAATTTCAGTAAGAGCAGTAACATAAGAACCCACATTACCTTTTGAACCAGCAAGTTCAGTTGATAAAGCTAATGCTGAATCTTTAGTTAAACCAAGAGAAGCACCTGTAAGTGCAATGGATTTAGACAATGCAGATTCTTCATCAATTACTTGTTTCATTGCTACACCATAGGCAACTAGCGCAGCAATAGCACCTGTTACAAGTAAACCAGTAAACACTGTAATTACACCAGACATTAAATTGAAAGCTTTCATTAGCTTACCATTAGAACCTTCAAGTAAAGCAATTTGATAACGAAGTCTTTCTAATAAATCACCAGCACCAGTTATACTCATAATAAATGAATTAACTGATTTACCTGCTGCTAAGAAAGCACCACCAATTGCACTACCAACAGCTACACCAACATCCTTAACACTAGCAACCATACCTATTGTAGCTTTAGTTAACATGTCACCCATATCTTTACCGGCTACACCTGCTAACGCAAATTGATCTCGTAATTGACCACCTTGTTGTAATAGAACCATCATAGGTGATTGACCTGTAGCAAGACCAACTGCAATATCGGTAATCTGTGGACCAAGTGCTCTTGAGAGATAATCAACTTGACGATCACCACCAGCTTTTTGAATAGACAACAAACTTTGTTTATACTTTTCCAATGCTGCTGTTTGAGCAGAAGCCGACATTCCTGTTTGCTTT